GTCGCACAGGTATCACCCCCTTGTTTCACGTGTGACAATTGACGTACAAAAAAGTATCTCAAAAGATACGAATGATAACATTAATCGTATCATTAAAGACCCCTTTTTGAGCCGATTAGCCGCAAAAATATAGGTCAAAGCCTATATTATTAACCAAGATTAATTATACGGATTATTCGATTTCCACGGGCCAGTACGGCTTTTCAGGCAGGATGCCGTCAGGGTGAACGGTGTTGTTTTCATCCAGCCATTTGTCGAAGTCGAAAGCCTTGTACTCGGGGCTGTGTTTCATCTGGTGGCGTTTGTCCTTATGCCGTTTATTCGGCGGCAGGGGTGGCCGTCTGTGTTGTTTCTTTTTCATTTCAGCCTTAACCGCCTAGCCAGATTGAGAGCATACTTCGGATTATCCCGAATAAACTCCTGCAGGCCGTTGGCTATGCCGGTTACAACCTCCTCCTCCACATCGTATTTCAGGCCGAGCTTTTGAGCGTGGCAGATGGCATGGAGGATTTCGTGTAATATTGTATTGGCTTCGGCTGCTCTGGTTTGTCCGGTCTGTATCGAGATTTTCCGCTTGTCGTAGTTACACTCCCCCGCGTCATAGTGGGTTTTGCACTCCCCCACGTATTTTTTGAACACGATGCGCCATTTCTGTTTGCCGATCTTGACGGAAACGGGCTTATAGAGCATGTCACCTCCATTTAATAGCGTTCAAGTGTCGCGAGAACATTCCCGTGCGTATCGCACTTGCAGTTAGGACAGGGGCAGCGGTAGACGGAGTAGGTCTTTGGTAATCCCGCTTCCCATTTGTGGTGGCAGCTCTGGCAAAAGAGGTTGTATTCCCTAACCCTCTCCTGAAAGTCTGAAATCTCGATATAGCTACCAGCAGCCGAGTTCCCGCCCTTTGAGGTTGTGGGCAAGGATTTGTCGTTTTGTGGAAATTTCAAGAGCATCGGATTTTTCCAAGATGATGGGTTTAGCTATCAGGCAGAAGTCATTTCTTTGTCCACTCTGACAGCCCGTTATCAACGTCAGCATCAGACATAGCGTCAACACGATTGCCAACACTCGCAGACTTGCGGACGTTCTTGATGGTTTCCTGTGCAGCTTCACCATAGGCCTCCTTTTTGCCCTTGCGCCAAAGCCAGAGGGCTACCCCAATGGCTAAGGCTACAAGGGATATGATTGCGTAAATCACTTCGTCAGGCCGAGAGCGTGTACGACTGCCAGAAGCTTATCCAAGACCTTGTTATCAGCTTCCGTGGGGGTGAGTTTCGCGATGATAGAAAACAGGCCGAGAAGGGCGAGAAGTGCCTGAATGAGTTCTGCGTAGTGTGCGGTAAGCCATGCCATCAGTTATGCTCCTTGAGTTTTTTCATGTACCACGGTTGAACTTCAAACGCCGGGCAAGCCTTGCCGGGATTAAGGTCTTTGTGGCCTAAGACCTCCGCTTTGGGGTAATGCACTCTCAGGATTTGTAAAACCTCCCAGAGAGCGTCAAATTGTGCTTTGGTGAAATTGTTGCAGGCTTTCCCATCGTCGCCTTTTCCACCGACAAGGCAGATGCCTACAGAGCAGGAATTGAAGCCTTTGACGTGTGAGCCTTGCGCGTCGATCTGCCGGCCGATTTCGCGGGTACCGTCACGGCGGATGATGAAATGGTATCCCACGTCTAACCAGGGCTTGGAGGCGTCATTAGGGTCGGGAGAGGTGTGCCATTTCCTTATCTCTTGCAAACCTATGTCCATCTTTGCAGGCGTATCAGCACAATGGACGACGATATAATCCGTGCGGGAACGTTTTTTCATCCAAACCACCATGCAAATTGAAAGCCGAGATAAGCGAACAGGCCGAGAGTGAAGATTTTGATTAGGGTTTTCATTTGAAGAACGGCCTCACAGAAATTGCGCCCTGAAACCGTTTGTTGCAGTTTTTACAGCTAAACGATTTACGCTTGATGCCGCCTGTTAAAAGCGTATCTCCCCTGCTCTGATACTCTTGGCTTCCGCATCTTGGGCAGCACGGCAGTCCTGTATAGGCACTCATATTAGGGTGACGCTCCATGCCCGGTAAAAGCCTGTAGTAAAGCTCTTTGAGTGGCTGGATATCTTTCAGGCCGTATTTAGTTTGCTTGTTGATATGCTCTATGCGGTCTTTCATAGACCCCGTGAGCATCGTTATAATATCCGCGTCGTTTGTCCCCTTCTCGCAGATTTTCAGGTGCTTTGATAAACCGGCTAGACTATTGGAGGGAAATGCGGAGGTTTTGGCTTCCGTAAGGGTGTCTACAATGTAGGGCTTTTTTGGTACGGGGATTTCATGGTAAAGCCATCGTGCCTTCATGTGCTTCCAGTCGAAGCGTTTCCCATTGTGTGCCACCAGAATATCAACGTTCTCGATGACTTCAGCGGCCTTAATACATACGTGCCTGTCACAGGCGGGGTTTTCGCGGAAGTATTTAAGCTTGTCTGTGAGGCTATACGCAGAAGGCTTACTCTCCCATTCGTGCATCCATTGGATTGAAGAAAAGAACCCGTTGGAGAGAAGCTGGCTATGGTTTAGATACTGGGGTTTGTTGCTTTCCCATGCCCACCATGTAGGAGGTAAACGTTCTGTGTCAAAGAAAACAAGGCGGGGGTTCATGCCTTCCTCTCTTTCACCGGATGCCATGCAGTGCCGTGGGATACTTCACACATCATGTTGCCCACCAGAGCAAACACAACGTATTCGCCCCTTTCGCTCACGAATATGATTGCAGGGCGTTTCTCGATCTCCAGTTCCACCGCTGGCAAAAATCCATTTAACAGCAGTCCTTGAATTAACGCATGGGGGGGGTAGCAGGCAGTTTCGTCGGCTTTAGAAGGTGTCGCGTAGAATAGTACCAGCAGTGCCAGTACGTATTTCATGAAACCTCTTATGTTAGGGTTTGTCGGCTTTCTTGTCGAGCTTGTCCAAGATGCGGTCTAGTTTTTCGTCAATCTTGTCGCGGAATAAGTTGTGTTCTGCTCTTGGGAGAGAGTTCTTTTCAAGGTCTGATATGCGGTCTTCCGCTTTCGTCTGTCGCGTATGATTCCAAGTCACGAAACCTCCGATAATCAGGATTATCCAGTCTTTGATTTCATGCCAAAAATCACCCATCAATCACCCAATGCCAGCAGGTGTTTTCTTCATCCCAGATGCCGTAGCGGATTTTACCGTCGGGGAGGTGTTCTTTTGTGATTAAGGTCATGTTTTCTCCTAGAAGATGAACGGCAGCGCTTCCCAAGATGGTGTAGTGCCAACGGTATTTGATGCAGTGTTCCGTTGTTCGCGTAATGCCGTGGCACTTTGGAAGGCAAGCGTGCAGAAGGTCAGGTTTGCAAGCGCACTAGAGCCGGTTGTTTGATTCCAGCCTAGATAGTTTGCAATAGCTTTTGTGGTGTCCAAGCTGGTTATTGTCGCGTCTGCGAATACGTCCGTTGCGTGTTTAATTTCAGTCGCGTGACCGCGTTCTGCGGCGGCAAGCTTTGCGGCTTTAAATTCAACGGCTGTTGTGGTGTAATCCTTGTTTGTCGTTGCGGTGGCGCAGCTCATGGTCACTGTTGTCGTTCCGGCAAGCCAAGCCATTAAACTGAATTGGCCGTTCCAAGATGACGAATAGGTGGAAGAGAACCCGCCATTGACAAGCCATGTTTGCGCCATAACAACGGCAGAGCCGAGCGTTGCACTCGCCCCCGTACCTGAGCCAGCCTGTGAAGCCGTAGTCTCTTGGGTGTTTTGATTGAGAAATCCAGATTGCCATTCAATAACGCAATACGCTGTCGTGATCGTCGCGGAAGTGCCTGTCACGCGGGTTACTGTTACCGTACCGCCGCCTGCGGCTGTCAGGTTCAGGCGCGTCATAACGCTTGCGCCGGAGCCTGCAATAGTAGAAGAAACACCATTCCATTGTACGGCGGCATTCGTGGTCGTTATCGCCGTGCCTAAAACGGCGGTATTAGACACGTTTGTAGAGGTTATCTGAATAGTACCCATCTGCACGGTCTTGACCGCGCTGGGATGCCAATCGATTGCGTAACCATTTACAACGAGAGTGCCTGTCGTGCCGTTTCTTGTCGCGGATACGTTTTGGCCTGATAGCGTTAAATAGGCTACGTCATCTACGCCGCTAATCGAGCCGTTACTCGACCTCCATCCAGATATGTGGAGAGAACATGTACTCCCGATAGTCGTTGGCAGGGTGTACGCCTGTGTCGAGCTTGCTGCCGAAATCGTGATAGAGAACGACTGAATAGAGTTGATAAACCCGCCGTATAGGGCGAGTAATATCTGGTGCTGCGCCCCCATCAGGTCAGGCCCGTACCGCTGATATACCAACGGGTGGACGATACCTTAATAGCGGTCGCCATACCGTTTGCTGCAAGCGTTCTTGAGCCTGTCGAGCCTGTACCGGCCATTACAAGGGTGTCGGAGGTAATGGCGATAGTGACGGTGTTAATCTCGTTAATGAAGGTAATGCAAGTACCTGTTGCGTATGGCACGTTCGCATTGGAATCAATCGTGAAGGTTCTCGCGTTGTTGTCTGCCGTTGGATGCCAAATATGCTTCCCCGCATCACTCAGAACGGTCGTATATGCCGCGCTTTTGCTCTGTTGTTCAATCTGGTATCCGGCGCGGTCTGCATAGGCAGTGGTTGCAACGCTGGTGCTGTTGTCATGGCTTGATTGTGTCGTGCCGGTTGTGGGGGCGGTCAGAGCCGTACCGTCTGCCCTGCGGTAATGCATGATGCGCACAACGCCCGAAGCTTCGCCCCTTATTACCATTGTGTCGTTGGCAACGGTCGTAATGTTCGCGCCCGTACCAGTGATTAGGCTTGCACCGTTTGTAATGGTCAAAGCACCGTCAAAAACAATCGTGCGCTCGTCACCCTGTCTCAGGGTAATCGCGGTAATGCCCGTAGTGCCGGTGACGTGGACATAATCGCCAGTGGTCGAATTGAGAACCAGAGTTGCCGCAGATGCAACCGCCGCCCCTTGGCGATAGGGCGAAGGTTCAAGAAGAACCGCCCGAGTACCGTCATACATAACATCGCAGGCCACACCGCTGAGAATGTCATTTGCGACAAGTGCTAGACCGCCGTTTTTCTGTAGGTTGATTACCCCGCCGCCGTAGTTGATCGTTGTTGCGCCCGTATTGTCAGACGCGGGAAGGAAGGTAAACCTTTGACCGGCTGAATAGGCCGTAACCGCAGGCGTGAGAGCCACCACAATAGCGTTCGCCGTACCCGTGGCCGTGGGGCATTGGGTTTGCACCGTGCCAGACGCAATATCCGCCATCATCTGCCGGATTGCATCGTTGATACCAGAGGGGGGGCAACCTTCGGCAATGTTGATGCCGCTGATGGTCGTGTTACTGCCGGGGGTTGTGCTATAGGAAGAAATAGCCATTATTTACCTCAATATAAAAAACCCCGCTGATTAGGCGGGGTTTTGTGTGTGGAAGGTGATTTTAGGGCTTGTAGAACCTGTAAAGCGGGTTTGTGGATTTGTTGATGGCCGCTTTAAGCATGTTCGGAGATTGATTATAGAATGACTGTAAGGCGCGGTTTCCTGCGAGCGCCGCTGCGCCCTGTATGGCAAGCATTGGATGGGCTACAGCACCCGCGAGTGTTGCGCCGCCGCCGATAAGAACGCCTTTGTGGATGGTGTCGCTACCGCCTTTTTTCGCCATCATCTTTCCGATGCGGGCGAGGTCTACCAGATCGTCATCCCCTACGGCCTTTTGTGAAGCCTTGATATAATGGCTTTGTGCTACGCGGTTCATCAGGTCGGTGGGGTTGATATTCCCATCCAGTGACTTTTCCAGCAAAGGCTCGACGGTTTTGTAATTGCGCCATTCCCTACGAGCTTGTTTGAGCGTTTCAGCCGCTTGAGGGGTGATATTGCGCTCTGCAATATCGTCAATAACGTCAATCAGCTTGGCAACGTGCGGCCTTGCCTGTGAATCAATCGTGGGGAGTTTATTGATAAGGTCAGAGCGCAGGCTGGCAAGCTTTTGGGCGGGAATCTGCCTTGCACCCTGTTGAGAAATACCCAAGTCATTTTTGAATTGCTGGATATTGCTTTTGACGATTTTACCGACTTCGCCCGTGACTGTGCTGGACAGACCGTTTTCCAATGCCCTTACAGCATGAAAATCTGCAGGGTCGAGCGTGATATTTCCATTCCCGATAGCAGATGAAAACTTAACGTGCGCATCTTGCCTGAATTTATTAATCGTGGCGGGGTCGAGCTTTTCAGCGGTCTGGCCGAGGGATTTTGCGAGTGCTTTATTCCAGTTTGCGCGCTGCGCTTCTTGGAAATTATCAACGCCGCTAAATGGCAATTCTTGGCTGATTTTCTGTACGGAATTTCTCATCCGCGTGGGGGCGACTTGGTCAAGGCTCATATCGATGCCAAGGCCTTGTGCGCGTTGAGCGAGTAAAGCTATGTCTTTTTCTACTTTGGGGGCGAGTGCCGCGCCTGCGACTTTGGCAGTGTATTTAACCGGAGCAGCGGCAACTTTGGTTAGGGCTTTTGTTCCCGTACCCACAGCGGAAGCAGCCATAGGCGCACCTTTAATTGCTCCGAGTGTGGGGAGGACATTAAACCCAATATTAGCGACGTCGTCCGCGAATGCTGTGGCGCGGGGATAGTTTTTTTCAGCGGAATTATGAATCGCCTTTGCTTCATCCATCGCGCCGATGACGTTACGGCCCAATAAAGTATCCGCAAGAGTACTACCAAGATAGCCAATTCCACTTGATACACCCTCCTTTACTGGGTTTTCGATGAAATCCGGTGTCATGTACGATACACCAGACCCGATCTTTTTTAAAGTCTCCCCGCCGAGCTTATTGGCAAGGGATACCCCATTGCTGAGGTTGCTGGTGAAAAGCTCGGTTTTCCCAATGTTTCCAGCGTTATACTGCGCTGCCTTTTCCTGCAGGCCTTTGGTACTTTCGTCCAAAGCAGCTTCAAAGGGGCTGAAAAACCCCTGTTTTTGGGGCTGCTCTACAGGTACGGAGGGTTTTGCCGAGTAAATCTCATCCAAAGACGGCCTTTTCGTGCCTGAATAAAGCTCATCTAATGACGGTCTATTGGCCATTTTTCTTCCTCAGATATTCCTGAATTTCTGCATCAGAATAACCGTGCGCTTTTGCGTTTTTAACGAAATCATCTTCCGGTTGCGCATCTTCCGAAACCCCCTCTTCAAGGAACGATTCAAAATCATCCCTGCCGGTGGAGTGTTTATATTGCAGTTGAAGGCCTTTAAGCTGGCCGCGCATGAGGGTTTTATAGGTCTGGATTGCTCCTTTAAGCTGGGCGGGGCTGTTCGCTGCGTTGATAACCCTTGCCGCTTCTTCACGGTCTGCAAGTGCGCCGCCTGCACCCACAACGGCCTTAACCACTTCATCCGCAACAATCTGTTTTGCCGTATCAAAGTTTGTGGGGGCTTCGCCGCCAGTTTGTTCTGCCCACATATTGCCAATGGTGTTGAGTGCCTTGGTATCGTTATTGTCGAGCGCGTCTGCAAGGTTGCTCAGAATATCAAGGTGCGAGGTTGCCACGTTCAGAGATCGCACTGTACTGCCGAGCTTTCCGGTGTTCCATTCCTTGTTCGCTGCAAACTGGTTTGCGCTGTAGTCTGATTTATAACGCGATACAGCATCAAGTATGGCGATCTTGTCTTGGGGCTTCATCCGGCTGAGGATGGTAGAAGAACGCTCATTCCCTTCCGCGATAAGCTTCACAACCGATTGCATCTGCGGGGGGAGAGTTTTCAGGAAGTCTTCGCCGGAGAGGTTTGTGTCCGGAGCATCAGCACCGCCGAATAACCCAGTGCCGCCGAGGGCAGATGGTTGCCATGCGGTTTTAAACTTCTTGTAATCTTCCTGTTGAGCAGGCGTCATTTTCTGCCAGTCGGCATAACTTACGCTTTCATCCCCGTTTTTCTTAAAGTTAGGGTTATACGCCATGCCCGTTTGCATCAGGTCAGAGCCGCCGCCCTTCGGGGTTCTCATCTGCCGCTCACCAAGATACGCCATGCGCAGCGCATATTCTTCCTGAGACATTCCAGCAGGAGGAACGGGCGAAGCGTCATTCATCGTACCCGTATTACCTGCCATTGCAGTTTGGACGCCGCCCATGATTTTTGGAACATAAGCAGCGGTTTCGGCTGGCATTTGGGCTTTACCTGCGAGAACGTCCTGCATTTTACCCGGCCCAGCGTTATAAGCCGCGAGTTTACCCTCCATCGTGTCGAAAGGCATTGCAGAGCGATAATCACGCATAAAGCGGAGCTGTTCTTCAATCGGTGCAGAAGCGGGGTCGGGCATACCTTTCCACTGGCCATCCTGAATTGTGCGGGTCATGCCTTGGAGGGGTTTTACGCCGTATCCGGGTTTCAAAGCAGTTTCGGGCATGATTTGGGCGATACCAGCGGCACCAGCGGGGGAAACTGCATTAGGGTCTCCGCCGCTTTCCTGTGCCACCTGTGCAGCGTCGATTCCGGTCAGGCCGAGCTTGTCAGCAACGGGAGTGGGTTTTGAATACCAGCTTGAAAGCTTTGTGGGGTCGGAAAGATTGCTCTTATACGCGCCGAAGTTATTATTCTTCTTCTGCCAGTCTAAATCTTGTTTGTAAATCTCACCCTGCAGAACGTCTTGTGCGCCTTGGGTCTGAGTTCCTTGGTTCTTGTAAAATTGATCCATTGCACCCTGAGAGCCGCTTTGGAAACCACCCAAACCATGAGTAAGCAATTGAAGGGGAGAGACTTTAGGGCCAGCATGGTCTGCGCTCATATCCGCTAATTGCGTGGCGGCGTTCAGGAAACCAATACGGCGGGCATAGTCTGACTGTTGAGGGTCTAGGCCAGAGTTTTGCGGCATAAGGAAGTCAAAGAAACCCGCCATTATTCGACCTCCCTGAATTGAACGCCGATTGCGTCATAATCGACCATTTTAAACCCGTCAAACTCCCTCACCGCGTCAGGTCGGGTGATTTCAACTTCCTGCGCCATGACACCAATATACTTCGTGCCGTCTCCGATATAGTTAAACTCATAGACGTTATGGCCGTTTTCAGTGCCGCGAGGTTCGATGTTTTCTTTCAGGGTTTTATCGCTGAAGAACGAAGCCCCAAGGCCTGCGACTGAAAGAAGATTTCCGAACATGTTAGAGCCAGAGGAAGGCGTAGTGGTCGAAGAAGTACCGCCATAATTACCCTGAACAAGCCCCATGTACTGTTGGAGTTTGTTAGCGTCGAGGTTCTGGTTATAATTCCAGCGGTCAATGTCAGCGTTCAGCACGTTCTGGCTATTCGCATCCTGCGCCGCGCCAACATTCGATAGCGCGTCAAGATTTGTATAATCCTGTGCAGCGTATTGCGGAGCCTGATTAATCGCGTTCATCTGGTTGCCGCGTTCAGTGTTATAATTATTGTAATACGTCTGGCCGTAGAGGTTATTCAGGTTCTTTGCAAGGGTGTCATTCTGTTGGTTGTTGTAGAATGCCTGCATACCCGAGCCGGTACGCCCAGCCCCTGCGAAGCTTGCGGTATTCCCGCGAATAGCATCACCATAGGCCGAGCTAATCGCATCAGAGCCAGCTTTGAAATTCGCATCCAGATAAGGATTGCTGTTGAGGTAATCCCCGTTGATGGTCTTCGTAAGCTGGTTCTGGCCTGCGTTGGTCGCGGCATTACCATTAAGGGCGCGGTTGGTCTGTAGCTGCATCGCCTGTTGCGTAGTCGCGCTCAGGGGAGATACGGTGCTGCCTTGGTAATATGAGGGGTTATTCGATTTATACTGATCTTGGGCTTGCTCGAAACCGTAAGTAAGATACGGCTTCTGCTCTTTCCAAGGTTGAGATTGACTCGTTGAGGTTTGACCTCCACCGCCGCCCATTTAAATATCCTTTCGCATTGTTGTCCAGACTTTGAACCAGCTCATAGGATTTAAAACCCTGAGCCAGCCGTCTCGGCAAAAGCCTTCAAGCTGATTGCAGCCGTTTGCCTTTGCCCATTGAATGAAAATCGGTTCACACGAAAGCCAATGTCTCATCGCCTTCCCCGCGATAAACGGGAGCTGGCAGACTTTCCTTTGTGGGTAGTTTGCTATCTGAGTGATGCAGCAGGCGACGATCTCGCCATTCTCAATCCAGACCCAAAGCTGCATATGCTGGTCTAGAAGCCTTTGGAGTATGTCTTCTGCCAGAAAATCCTTCTGGCTTTTATCAATCGCCCTTTGAAGTATCGGCGCAACGCTTCCCCAGACTTTAGAGACGCAGTGCGAGGGGATGGGTTCTAACACTTAGCGGAACAGGCCTTGCAGCCATTGAGGGAATACATTACCGCCGCCCATACCTACTGCTCCAGCAGCGGGAGGGCCACCGGCGAACGGGCTTTCTTGAGCCGCTTGTGTATTCGGGAGGGGCGCGTTTAATCCTGGCACTTGTTTATCCCAGATGATTTTTCCAGCAGGGTCGATAGGGGCTTGCATCGGGTTTTGTTGGGGTTGTGCGCCCATGGGGTTGCCCAGAAGCTTCTGCATACCCTTTTGTTGCGCCATCTGCATGAGGGGGTTTGTGGAGCCGCCCTGCGCTTGTGCCTGCATCGGATTAGGAGGGGGAGCAGCCTGTGAACCCTGATAAGGCTGGAATTGTTGTTGCTGCGCTTGTTGCTGTGCAGCCAGTAGCATCGGTGCAGGAATTTGGAACATGTTTACCCTATGATTAAAACGGTGAATGTTTTATCTGTGTTTGCATCGTTTGTATGGTTAATGGTCGCCGTGCCGTTAACGACTGAACCAGAGCTTCCGACGCGGTTTGTGACGTATATCGATCCTTGAACAGCCGCAGCATTTGCAGTTGTCGGCATGAAGTTGATGTAGCTATTCGGGGTTATGCGTGCGTCCGTTATAGTCGTGGTCGCAGCGTTCGCCGTCAGGGTTAAGGTCGTGGTGGCGTTTAACTTCCCCTGTAGAACACCATTCAAAGACCGCGCAATGCGTTTCAGGTGTTCCTGAATGTCAACCGCTGAACCGGCAATCCCAGCAAAGCCGGGGTTATTGCCGCTCATCGTTTACCTACGGGCTGGACTTCTTCAACGTCCACACCGGAAAACTGCGTCCAAGTCTCGCCTGATTGTGTGGTTGTTTTAATCCTGTGGTATCGACCCCTAGCCCTAGTAGCGCATGAGCCGTTAGCCTCTAGGGATTGTGCAGTGCTGTAAGATGCAGCACCGCTAATAGTATCCCGTGCGGAGGTGGAGATTTTCGCTGTGGAAAGGTCGATTAACGGCCTTGCCCTGTTCAGTTTTGATTGCTGGCCGGGGATAAGCTCAAGATCGGAGGTTGCAATAGATGCCGCGAGATTCGCGCCGTCGAAATACCCGTATTTGTGTGTAGTGTCAAAAGCCGCAAGAATTGAACGGTTGCCAGACCATACGGGGCTGTCGAGGGAGAAGGAGAGACTGTCGATTGTGCCGTAGGAATCGAGCTGTTCGAGAGTTTTGCCAAAGGTCGCACCTCTCAGGATGTATTCAATCGTCACGGCACTTGCTTCCGTCACAGTCCAGCGGTTGAAAGCGGGGCTGTAGATAAGAAGACGGTTAGGAGAGCCGGAAGAACCCGCACCCGGGTAAGCCCAAATGAGCAAACCGCGCACGGGGTCGGAGCAGCATGACATACGGTCGATATAGGACGTTTGAAGGTCGTTATAGAAGAATTTATCAATCTTGCCCTTCCCGATAGGCTGGGAGTTAGAGCCGTCGAACATGTAAAAGCCGTCTTCAGTCGGATAGGCGACATTCGAGCCAAGCTGATTAAGGCCACCGGAGATTAAAAGGCCGCGTGCGCCTTCCGCAGGCACAAAGTTGAAAATATCCGGCAGGCCAGTATAGATAATCCGTTGAACGGCTCTCTCAAAGAATACAGCGCCGTCAGCAGTACCCAAGTTACCAGCGATGCCCTGAATAGCCCCATGCGGGCCGGGTACGTCTTGGTAGTCGCTCAGGTTGTTTGCAGCTGCGGCAGTTCCGGGTGTCGGGAAGTTGGTAGGGTCGTTGATCGCGCTCCACCACGTTCTCTGGGGCTGATAACCGGACGTTGCATCGTAGGTATTCGCAAGGAACAGCCAGTTTTTAATAACCGTGGCGTATTTTGCCTTGATACTCGTCATACCCGAGGTAATCAGGTCGGCAAATAGTGCGCTCGTACCCTCAGTGTAAGCTTGAGGAACATCGTTGAAGTTTGTCGCGATAGCCGTCTGGCCGAATACCGTCATAGACCAGTTCTGTGTCGTTCCCGTGGCGTATTGCGCGGGTCTGGATACGTCTGCGGAGGTAGTACCCGGCGAAGCTATGCGGTAGAGCTTTGTTGCATCCCCTGCATATACGCGCACGTTACCCGAGTTATCGGATGCCGTAAGACCGCCTTGGCAACGGGCGTTTAATGCCGTGGAAAACGATGCATGGCTGGGAAGTGGGCCATAGCTCTGTAGCGATGCAGGAATGACGTTGAAAACAGTATCTGAGCCAGTAGAAGGAACGTCAGGGTCATCGGGTAAGAATTCCGGAATGGGTACAATGGTCATGGGTTGCCATTGTCAAGACGGATACGCATGTTAACCCCTTGCTGGTCGGAGCCGTCCGAGGTGTAGATTGCCGACAGAATACGGTCACGGTCAGCCTGCGCAGCCATCCATTTTTCGCCATCATCGTAATACCCATAGGCCTCAGCCAATGCCGCCACGTAATAGAGTTTAGGGTGTGCAGCCAAAAGCCAGTTAGACGTTTGAGACACGGAAAGGCTTGGCAGGGCGTAGTAGGTAAATGTTGCCGTGTAGGTAGTATCAGGGGTCGGGCTTACCCTCAGCTGGTTGCCTTGAATGGTGTAATACTTCGGGCGGCGGGCGTCTGCGTAGGGGTTGAGCTTGTCAAATTCGGACGGAGGGAGATATTCAAGGTTGATAACAGGGGTGACGCTGGTAATCGTGATGTTTCTCGCCCTGTAGAACCCCGTGGGAAGGGTCGTGTATTCGGCTGAGATGCTAAAGGCAGCGTCTTTCGTCTCGCCTTGGCGCACCATAAGACGCGTCAAAGCCATACGCATTTCATCTTCTGCGAGGGTAATCCAAGAAACGCAACGGGTAACAGCGTCCGTATCTGATGCCCTATTAAGCTTTGCGAGGATTTCCGTTTGGAGGTTTGCGTATGTGTCGAATGACATTAAACCCTGCCCTGCCAGACGCGGAAGGCGGCGTTTTCACTGTCGCCGAGGAATTTATCGACAACATCGCCTTTAAAGTCCTTCATGGTCAGCCCCATCCGGTTAAGCCAAGCGTAAAGAACCACGGTCGGGATTCGCGCCGCGTGATACCATTCGCCGGATTTGCTTTTCCCCACGCTTGAGCCTTGGTTAAGGTGCTGTTGTTTCACCCAGTCAAGGGTGGGTTCAACGTCCTGCCGCATCTCATGGGCGAATTTGCCTTCTACCTCGTCAAACTTGAGGTATTCGACCACATCGCCTTTTTTGCTGTTGCCATCGATGTGAATTGCATCGGAAAAGCCGGATTTCACAACCTTATCGGCAGGCGTGACTTCGGCTTTCTCGAATACAGCATCTTCTGGAAGGGTGAATTTCTCTGTCATCAGGCTTCAACCGGAGTGATTGTTACCTTTGCTGCAGAGCCTTCCTGAATGTGGTTGATGTGGGTCATGCCTGCGACGTTGAAAATCACAGGTGTCGTGGTAATCAGGTAATCGTCAGCCGTTGCCGTGCCGCCGGATACCGTGAAGCTGATATGCGCTGCCGCCGTGCAACAGACAGATACAAGCTTCGCCTTAGTGCCGTTGTTTGTAAGAATGGCAGAAAGGGCTTGGCTTGCGCTTGCAGCACCCGTAGTAAGGGTTTTGCCAGTTACCGCAATGGTAATGGCATTCCCCGAGCCGTAATATGTACCCATATGAGTACTCCTGTTTTAAGATTACGGGCCGATCATCACGGTAGCGCGAACGGGAACAGCACCACCGCCACCGCCCGAAGGGGTGATACGGAGCATCCCGCCGTCTTGGACATATGCAGTGGTGGAGGGTGCAATCTGCGAACGGCCACGATCACCAGCTGCCGCGCCAGATGTCGCCATGACAACAGTGCCGCCGGTTACGTTGGTGTAGGTCGCAGAGCCGGGAGGGGCATAAGCGAGGGTGTAGGTTTCATCTGCCGTAGACAGAGCAGCGTCATGGCCGATAAAGAAATCTTTAATTCGACCAGGGCAGAGAACGGGGATATAGAACACGGTCGCAACAGCAGCCGTGGAAGTCGCAGCATGGGGTACATCAGCCGCGCTGATATTGTTAGGAAGTGCCATAGGTTAAGCTCCTTGTTTTTTGAGTTGAAGTGTATTTGCAGGCTTAACCTGCGGTTTCATGGATTCACGGGAATGGAGAATGACGGCAAAGCGTTTTTCATCGAGAACAATTGCTTCCTCGATCTTGATGAAATATTCCTTCCAGAACCGCATGGGCTTGTCATCTGCCCAAGGGCCGAGTTCTGAAATGCAGCGCACCCAAACACGCTCTCCGCATTTTTCGGCAAGTTCGTCTTGGGTAAATTCGCTTTTTGCGTAAATGACCTTTGCTTGTCTCCGGTGGCGGGGGTCGTCTGGGCTTTCGTCTTGGAGTTTCATCGCTTCCAGAAGTGCTTCATCAGCAAAGGCCATGTTTTATCCTTTAAATAGAAATGGGGCGGCATCCGAAGACACCGCCCCATTGTCAGGGGTTAATATTAGGAGGTGGTCAGGTCG